GCAGAAGAGCTCTGCGCGTTGGTATCTCAACCAGAAAATCTAGATACGGGTTGATGAATCAGCAGATTGAAGACGCTGAGAAGCAAGGACGAACCGTACGCAAGTGGACTACTCTTGAGTTTAGTCAGAGGTGCCCAGACACGCGCTCTGGCACAACGCCCACTGTAGCCTATGTTCTTCAAGATACGCTGGAAGTGCTAACAGAAGAGCATTGGGAAAAGAAGGACAAAAAGAAAGGGGACGAGTACTTTCGGCACACGTTTGCTGGTGAAGGCTGCTTAAAATGTCCGATGGCTGCCCTGTGCCTGTCTGACGCTAAGAACCAAACATCTACTTCCCCTATGCTAAAACCTATCTCTGACTCGATCAAGAAGACGAGAGAAAACGGCCCAGATTGGGCAATATCTCAGCTCTACAATCTCAAGCCATCCGTAGAAGGTATCGTATACAAAGAGTTTGAAGAAAAAGACCACGTAAAAAACTGGAATGAAATGTGGGAGATTCTCACCAATCAGAAGTACCCTGGTGATTGCACACATGACATCTTTGTTAAAAAATGCCATCAAATGGGCCTAACATCCTATGCCGGGGTTGACTGGGGCTGGTCCAACCCTTCTACCGTTACCTATGCCTTTATAGATGCTAGAGAAAATGTCTACGTTGTGCGCTGCGAAGGTCGTACCTACACTAACAACCCTTCCTGGGTGCAAATCATCAAAGCTAAGTGGCATCATATGTATCGGTGTCAGCTGTACTTTCCCGACATGGCAAGCCCTGGGGATGCAGTCACTATGCGCTCTGAGGGGTTGCCGTGCGCAACAGACGTTGAGAAGAACACTGACAGCGGCATTCAGATTGTCAAGAAGTGGCTGAGAAACATGAACTCCATTCAGCCTAAAATGTTCTTTGCCAAAGAGACGTGCGCGCCAATAATCGCAGAATTTGGTCTTTATCACTACAAAACTGACGCTTCTGGCAGGATAACTGACGATATTGAGAAGGGAAACGACCACTGGCTTGACGCTCTAAGGTATTGTTTATACGGGCTTTTTGGGAAAACACAAGCTGTGGTGCTTGATTCTGACCATGAAGTGCGTGAAAGAATCACAGATGGCATGGGAAACTTCACCAAAATGCCTTCCGCGGAAGAGTTTGCTATGACAAAAAACATCAAACTAAACACCGACATTGAGAAGGCCAAAAGCCGCCTAGGTGAGATCGGAAAGCCTTCAGACTTTGAAGACGACAACGATGGCGTCGGAGGCGAAGGCAACTTCCTGTGGAGCTTTAGTTAGCTCTAAAGGGATCGCCTAGAGTATAATAGCTCTTAGGGCAACCGATATATAGGATAACAAATGGGCTTTTTTGACAACCTTACTAAGGGCATCCGCAGCGCGCTAGTTGACGATATTGAGCAGCTTAGCAAGGGCGACGGCAATAATTTGCCGGATAATCCGCAGCAGTTGGATCAAAATCAAGGGGCTTTGGGTTCGAAAGCTATCCTCGACGACCCGTTCTACGACCAGTCCAATAACAGTTTCATGTTCCGTGGTAAGCAGTCTCGCATCTCAAATCGGACTCTTAAAGATGTCTCTCTTAGAGATTGGGTCGTATCTGCTGCTATCCAAGCCCGCTGCGATACGATGCTCCGGTTCGCCCGTCCTCAGCGCAAAGCCTTTGACATGGGGTTTAAAGTTCGCAAGAAGGACGTTCACTCCGATCTCACCCCGGAAGATCGCGCGATCATAGCAGACTTAGAGGACTACATATACCACTGTGGTCGCAAAGATCAAGTTCCTCCTGGCGAGCAGATGAATTTCGGCGAGTTCTTAAAACTCTGTACCAGAGATGCCCTCACATTCGGCCACGTAGCCGTAGAGAAAATCTTGACTAGAGGCCAGAGCCTGCATCGTTTCCGTCCTGTGCCCGCTGAATCTGTCTACACCGTGAATCCGCGCACCAACAAAGACGTTATTGCCAAAGAGCTCATCAACGCACGGAAGACCTATCAGGTTAAGAAGGAAAGTTTTAAAGGAAACAATCCAGAGTCCGAGCACACTTACAACGAGCCTGACATTGACTACTACAAGTACGTGCAGATGTCTTACGACAACAGAGTGCTTGCTGGCTTCGGCGACGAAGACATGATATTCTCTCTGTTCAATCCGCAAAACTTCGTAGACAGCAACGGCTACTGCTATTCTCCGCTAGAACTAGCCATCATCAACATTACCCACCACTTGAACGTCGAGTCCTACAACAGCAACTTCTTTACTCACGGATACGCTGCTCGCGGTATTCTCCACCTAAAGGGTACGGTAACGCAGTCCCAGCTTACTGCGTTTCGTCGTCAGTTCTATAACACGATTTCCGGTGTTCAAAACGCTTGGAAAACACCTATCATTGCTGGTATGGACGATGTTCAGTGGGTACCGATGTCCGGCTCTGCCAAAGAGATGGAATACCTCAACTACAACAACCACCTCATGCGGGCTATCTGCAGCCAGTTTCAAATCGACCCTGTCGAGCTTGGCTTAGACTATCTAATTTCAGGAACTGGTCGCTCATCTCCGCAGCAAGCTAACAACGAGTACAAGATCAACTACTCGCGCGAACGTGGTCTTATTCCGCTGATGATGCTGTTCGAAGACATGGTGAACGGCACCATCTTGCCAGCTATCGATAAAGAGCTGGCTAGCAAGTACGAGTTTAAATTTGCCGGTCTTGACGACGAATCTCCGCAAACCAACGTAGCGCTACAGCAAGCGCAGATGACGGTGTTTTCGTCCATGAACGATCTTCTCCGCAGCGAAGGCAAAGAGCCTATCAAGCACGCTGCTGCTAATCTACCTCTAAACCAAACCTTTTGGGCACTGATCGAAAAGAACATGACTCGCGCTGAAATTAGGGCTCAGTTCTTCGGCGATAAAGAGGCTATGAGCAAGAGAGAACTAGCGTATATTCCTGCTGACAGCATGTTCTTGGGCTGGCAGCAGCTGCTCTTGTCTATCGACAGCAGCAAGAAGCAGCAAGAGATGCAGCAGCAGCAAATGCAGCAGCAGCAGGCTGAAGCAGAGCATCAGCAGCAAATGCAAACTGCCGAACACGGTAGAGCACAAGAGGCACATGATGCTCAAATGGAAGATCAGAAGACAAGACAAGCACATGCTGCTGTTAATCCGTCGCTTTACGACACCGCAAAACAGTTTGGCGCAGGTTCTAAGCCGCTGTATGTCGATGGCAAGCCTGTGGCTAACCCGCTCAACACCATAGCAAGTGATAAGAAACCAGAATAGTAGCGGATAAAACCGTTTCGGTATAACCTCCCTTGCAATATGGAGGTTGTATGTCTTGGTTAATTCTTGAAGGTTTGGATCGCACTGGAAAGAGTACCGTAGCGGCCATGTATGAAAAAGCCGGCTACACTATAGTCCACTTGTCCGCGCCAGACAAAAAGTATTCGACACCTGGGTACATTGGTCCTACATACGTAGATGAGCTTGTGAGCATGTACATGGAATATGATGGTCAAGACGTTGTGTTTGATCGTTCCGCGTACGGCGAACTAGTGTGGGGTAACGTGTACGGGCGCAAGTCGCTTCTGTCTGAAGAAGATGTCGACGCTCTGTACGAGTTCGAGTTCAACAACCACTGCGAGCGCGTTCTCATGGTGGACAAGGACCGGCAAGCACACTGGAAGCGCTGCGTTCAGAACAACGAACCGCTTACGTTTTCGCAGTTCAACGCTGCCGGTGCTTTGTATCTAAAGATAGCAGAAAAATATAAGTTTCAAATCAGAGAGCTAAAAGACTATGCAGAGCTGGAAGAATCATTTAAAGACGCTACAGCAGAAAAGCGTCAATCAGCTAGTAATAATGACAATGCGTCACCAAAAGCTGGGGCAACTGTCAAAGCTGGAACGACTCAGGATGCTGATGCACGTAGCGCTCCTCCTGCTCACAAGGTACAAGAGGCTTCGGGTCTCTCGAAGCTCGAGAAAGCTAACGCCATTTCAGCAGTCATCCGTAAGAGAATTATTAAACAAACAGGCGGAGCGTTCGACGAGCTCGAATCAGAGCTGAACGCTTTCTTGTCTGCTAGACTAGATGAACTCATGGGTAACTCGGTAAAACCGGCGTTCTCAGACTCTGAGACACAGATACTAAAGATGTTTTGCAAGCAGCTAATAGACAAACAACAGAAAGAGGGCAAGAAATGACACTTCGCGGTAACAAGACTAAAGTTCAGCGTGCGCAAGAGACCGAAAAAGGTTTAGAGCAACTTCAGATGGCTACTCGTGTCAGCCAAATGATGCTCCAGCAAGTTGGCAACTCAGTTACAGTCCAAGCAAAAGACATCAGTGAGTTGGCAGCCCGCATGCGCGAAATCCAGTATTCGATCCTCGCCCTTCGTAAGGTGCTGGGCGTAGACGAGACAGCTGTTGCAGCAGTTGCTGAGCAGCTTCAAATCACAGATTTCGAAGAGCTTGCCGCCAAAGAAGACGTCAATGAGCAGCTGGTTGACGCCGAGCTGATCAGCGAAGATAGCACGATCACTATCACCACTAAGGCCGGTAAAGCTGGTATTCTTCGCAGCCGACTCAAAGTGGCAGAAATCTCCCTTCCAGCCATCAAAGAAGCTCTTCTTGGCAAGCAAGTAGGCAACGTCGTGAGCGGTGAAATTAATGGTATAACGCATGAAATTACGGTACTTTCTGTAAAGACGGCACCAGCGAAAGTAGAAGATGTCGGACAAGCAACACACTAAGAAGTTTGACTCCCGCTGCCCGCGACAGCTAGAGTGCGCACCGGATAGCTGGTGTGGTCTAGCTGTCCAGCGCTTAAAAGCGCTGCGTTTCGCAGGCAAAGAGCTAACGGAAGAGCAAGAAGACGAATTCCCTGGTTGCAAGTGGGCCACCCAAAATCAGATGGCCAATTATTGCTTCTTTAAACTTGCCGACGATTTGATGCCGGACGCTAAAGGTTTCTCCGACATGGAGATAGCTCACTTTCTCAACGTATCTGTAGACACGGTAAAGAAGACCGAGAAGCGCGCAGTAGCCAAGATGAAAGACTCTAATGACTTTCAGGAAATGGTTAAAACTTACAGCGGCGATAAGATACTTGAGGACTAGCCCGTATGCTAAAAGTCTTGACGTGGCCGCACAAGTGTCTCTCTACAAAAAGTGAACCAGTAATGGTGTTCAACGACCAGCTCAAGCAGCTGGTTGCCGACATGCACGCCACGATGTTAGCAAG